AAACTAAGAAATTAAAATGAAGTTCGATTTCGTTTATTTAGGTCAGACGGTCTTAAAATACCAGGTCCCCCTGGAAGTATTTGTAGGTCTTAATGAAATCTACGAAAGACAAAAGAAACAATTACCAAAAGCTAACAAACAGTTAGTGGGTAAAATAGAAGATGAAGTATCTTTATATTACTCAGGTCCTAACAACGATAAGATGCATCAGCATTGTTTTTTACCACAGGATATATTGAAGTGGTTTCATAGCGTCTTTGATCACTACACAGATTGGAACAAGATAGGTCCAACACAAAAGAATATAAATTCTGTTTGGGTTAATGAAATGAAAGCACATGAATATAATCCTGTACACATACATCAAGGTAAACTCTATACAGGTTTATCCTCTGTAATGTGTTTAAAGCTACCAAAAGAAACAGGTGTTGAATATTCTGCAGAATCAAAACCTATGAATGGACGATTACAAATTATAGGAGCAGCTAACGGACAGTTTTCTAAAACAGATTACTCACCTGAAATGAAAATTGGTGACTTTTATGTTTTTCCTTATGACATGAGACACTGCGTTTATCCATTTAACGGAACAAAAGAAAAAAGAAGAACATTAGTTTGTAATGTGGATGTTGATTACAATCCTGTATCTTCTAGAACAGGATCGGGGCAAAGCGAATGATACCAAGAATGCCAAGATGGCAATCATATGTTGCTCAAACAAATCAACCTATCTTTACACCTGAACAATGTAAAATGATTATAGATGCAGGTCATCAGTGTGCACCTGAACAAGCTAAAGTGGGTGGTGGAGATAAAGGTCAATACGATACTAAGAAACGAGTGACAACAATCTCTTGGATACCTTTTGATAAACTACCACAGATGTACAAAATTATTGAGAATCAACTTTCTATTGTAAATTTAAATCATTTTGGTTTTGATGGTGTTACACTTACAGAACCTGCACAATTTACGGTATACCCTAAAAAAGGTTTTTATGATTGGCACATGGATCTTAATGCTTTTGGTCAAAATGGCCAAAACCCAATACGTAAAATATCTATGACCTTATTACTATCAGATCCATCAGAGTTTACCGGCGGAGATCTTTTGTTTGGAGATATGGGTGATAACAAACCCCTGCCCTTGAAACAAGGACAAGCGATATTCTTTGCATCATTCTTAAGACACAAAGTAGCCCCAGTTAAAAAGGGGATTAGAAAATCATTAGTCATGTGGTTTGGAGGACCGCCTTTCAAATGAGTCAACTACAAAGAAAAATATTATTTCCAACTGCTGTTTATTTTAAAGACATACCTAACGCAAAAGAACTTAATAAATATTTATTTAAAGAAATAAAGAAGTGGCGTAAAAAAGATCCTGAAGGAGAAAAGAAAACAAACTCTGGTTTTGGCTGGCACAGCAAAACAGATATGGATAAGAGAAAAGAATACCAACCGTTAATAGATGAATTATTTAAAATGGCTGAAGAGTGTAATAAAGATTTTGGTATAGATGGTAAATTAGGACTGGGTAATATGTGGGCTAATATTAATCCTACCTACAGTTATAATAAAACACATACACATCCTAACTCTATGTGGTCAGGTGTATATTATATTAAAGTACCAAAAAACTCGGGCAACTTATTTTTAGAAGACCCTAGACCAGGACCTAATACGCACATGCCTAGAAGAGTACACAATTTACCCGAACAATTATGGAGAGTGTGTGCCTATACTCCAGTAGAAGGACGTATGATCTTTTTTCCATCTTGGCTTCCACACGGTGTTGATATGAATATGAATACAGACAAAGGTGAAAAGAATTGGAGAATATCTGTATCTTATAATTTTATACAAATATGAGTTTTAAAAAAAATAAATATCAAGTTATACGTGGCGCTATATCAAAAGAAGTAGCAGACATAGCTTATACATATTTACAAATATCAGCAGAAGCAGATAATTTTATGTTAGAAAATAATTTTACCCACGCTGGTAATAAACTTGTAGGTAATTTTAATGATACACAAGTTCCAGGTTCTTACGCTAAATATGCTGATAGGTTGATGGAAACATTACTGGTTAAAACTATAGCTGTGATGCAAAAGAAAACAGGACTTAAATTAGTACCTACCTATTCATATACAAGACTTTACAGAAAAGGTAATATTCTACAAAGACACAAAGATAGACCAAGTTGTGAGATATCAACTACATTAAATTTAGGTGGAGATGCATGGCCTATATTTATCGATCCTACGGGGTCTGACAACGTCATAGACGAGTATAAGGGTATACATAAGCCCGGTGCACCCAAGGGTATAAAAGTAGACTTAAAACCAGGGGATATGCTTATATATTCTGGTTGCGAATTAGAGCATTGGAGAGAGCCTTTTACAGGTGAATTATGTGGTCAGGTATTCTTGCACTATAATCATGCAGATGGACAGTTTGCAAAGTCCAATTTATATGATAAAAGACCTATGCTAGGAATAGTCAAATAACGTTGAACATCGACGCAATCTATTATAATCTGGAGATCTATGCTACAAAAGATTGGGTTTTTACCTGGAATAAACAAACAAGTCACTTCTACCGGTGCGGAAAGTCAATGGGTAGATTGTGATAACGTTAGGTTTCGATATCAAACACCAGAGAAAATAGGCGGTTGGAAACAACTAGGCGCTGATAATGTTACTGGCGCTGCTAGAGGATTACATCAATTTACTAATAGTTCAGGACAAAAATATTCTATTATAGGAACCAACAGAGTTTTATACGCTTATTCAGGTGGTGTGTTCTATGACATTCACCCTATCAAAACTACAACTACACTTACAAATGCATTTAGCACAACTAATGGATCAGCTGTTGTTACTATAAATTTTTCTTCTGACCACGGTATAGAAGCTGGTGATATTATTTTATTGGACAATTTTACAGCTATTACAAATTCAGATTATGCAGCAGCAAACTTTGATGACATAAGATTTATGGTTACAACAGTGCCCTCATCAAACACACTTACAATTACAATGCCATCAAACGAATCTGGATCTGGTGCAACAGAATCAGGTGGTATTAGAGTTAGACATTATTATCACATAGGACCAGATGTACAAGCACAGGGATTTGGTTGGTCTCTTGGATCTTGGGGTGGTCAAGAAGTTGGAGCAACATCAACAACTTTAGCTTCAGGTATTACAGATAGTGCAACAAGTATTACATTAACAGACGCATCACAGTTCCCATCATCAGGAACTAACTACATACAAATAGGCACAGAAGAAATATCTTACACAGGAATTACATCTAATGTTTTATCTGGAGTAACACGAGGAGTAAGAAATACCACAGCAGCATCACACTCTGGTGGAGCAACAGTAACAAGTTCCTCTGGTTATGTAGCATGGGGTGAAGCAGCATCGGGTGACTTGATTGTTGATCCCGGTATGTGGTCATTGGATAACTTTGGTGATAAAGCTATTTGTTTAATTGTTGATGGTGAATGTTTTGAATGGAACTCTGCAGCAACTGATGCAACATCTACAAGAGCCACGATTATATCTGGCGCACCAACTGCATCAAGACACGTGCTTGTATCTACACCGGACAGACACTTAGTGTTCTTTGGAACAGAAACAACGATTGGTACAAAATCTACACAAGATAATATGTTTATTAGATTCTCTTCTGTTGAGGATATAAACACTTACACACCTACAGCAAACAATGACGCTGGTACACAGAGACTGGCTGACGGATCACGGATCATGGGAGCAATTAGAGGTAGAGATGCAATTTATGTTTATACAGATACAGCTTTGTTCTTACAAAGATTTGTTGGTCAACCGTTTACATTTGCTTTCGTGCAAGCAGGTACGAACTGTGGATTAGCTGGTAAGAATGCAGTTGTTGAAGTAGACGGTGCAGCATATTGGTTATCTGAAAATGGTTTTTTTAAATACTCTGGAGCACTTCAATCATTACCATGTTTAGTAGAAGATTATGTTTATGATGATATTAATTTAGATTCTGGTAATCAAATGATATCTGCAGGACTTAATAACTTGTTCGGTGAAATTATGTGGTTTTATCCGACATCAAGTTCTTCTGTAGTAAACAGAATGGTATCTTACAATTACTTTGATTCAACACCACAAAGACCAGTATGGACTATTGGAAGTTTATCTAGAACAGCATGGCAAGATTCTGCCGTATTTGGTAAACCTCACGCATTAGAATATGATGCTGATGGTGTTGAAGGTTCAACTTCAGCAACGTATGTTCAGGGAAACACGGATGGTACATCTACATACTATGAACACGAAACAGGGACCGATCAAGTTAAAGGTGGTACGACCACAGCTATTACAGGAACTATAACATCCGGTGATTTTGATATCACACAAGATCAAAGACAGGGTGTAACCCTTAGAGGAGACGGTGAGTTTATTATGAAGATTAGACGATTTATACCTGACTTCATATCACAAACAGGAAATACACAAGTAACGTTAAATTTACGTAATTATTCTAACAACACCGCTGCTAGTTCTTCATTAGGACCCTTTACAGTTACCTCATCAACAGATAAGGTAGACACTAGAGCAAGAGCTAGAGCAATTGCACTTAAAGTAGAAAACACAGGTTCTGGTCAAGACTGGAAGTTAGGCACGTTTAGATTAGACATACAACCAGACGGTAGAAGATAATGAGTATAACAAGAGCACAAATAGCACGACAATTATTAGCACAAGGTGGAGTATCATTAAATGATGCTCAAATGATGGCTCCTAATGGAGAATTTCTTGCTTACATAAATCCAAAAGAAGCAGGCATATTAAAAGCTATGGGTGGATCAGGAAGAATGACTTCTATGGGTATACCAAGTTTTACAGAAGATGAAGAAGACACAGGAGATGTATCAAACCCTGGTGGTGGATTTTCTGGAGACACGTCTTCACCAGGAGATGATCAAGAAGATGATAATGCTAGAATGATGGCAGATATGGGACTTACAGGTCCTGGTTTTACAAGTAGAGGTGGTGGAGGAGATTCTCCAAGTTTCCTAGACACAATACTTGGTCGTACAACATCTGGAATTAATACATTAAGAGATAGACTTGGAAGTAGATTTACCAGAACAAAAAATTATTTGACAGATCCAACTAATTTAAGAAACATGGGCACTACAGCATTGTTAACTTCTCTTTTTGGACCACTTGGTTTGGTCTTATCAGGCATTGGAAGAACAGAAAAATTTCAAAATTTTTTAGGTAGTTTAAAAAAAGATGATTTACTATCAGACACAAACACAATTGAAAATACAGAATTACAACCCGTTAAACCAAATTTTTTGTTGCCTGACTCAAAACCAAAACAACTGGAACCGCCTCTTTTCCTCGAAAACGAAATACCTAATCTTATGGCTGAAGCACCGCAACTAACTCTTCCATTTGATTTTCCTAATACAGGAGATCCATTTAAAGATAATTATTATGATCAAGACGGAAATTACACAGGACCAATAGTAGGATAATGGCAAAGATAGCACAGATATTAACAAGACCAGGTGAAACATATTCTCAACCTATTGCAGATGCACAGGTTAGAGACTTAGATGCGATTGTGCAAAAACTAAACACAACGTATCAACAAGATTTAAAAGATGAGGTAGAAGCATTTAACTTCTTTATTAATTAATGGCTAATAG